TGTAGGTCTAGGAAGTACATCGTCCATAGACTTTAAGTCAGCAATCAATGCTTGCTGGTCTTCTGTAAGCGGTTCTTTTTTACACTTAAGAACTGATAGTTGATACTCAACATTGAATACCTGCGGTCCAGTCTTAAGTCTTTTAAATACTACATTCCAGCCATCTACTGGGTCTGTAGGGTCACCTAAGTCTTCCATTGCAACCAATATTTGGTCAAAAAGTTTTCTTTTTAGATTTAAAACTTTGACTGAGTTATCAGACAAGTCTATGCACTGGACAGCATATGCCCAACCGCATTTTAAATCAGGGTAGAAATCTCGAACATGGTCATGCTCTTTATTATTGAAAGTTTCAGTTGTTCTGTCAAAAGACAAACACTCCATAGGAATGTTCTTGTTATTTTCGCCTTTTATCCAGTAAATATATCTAGGAAGTAAATCTCCTACCAATCTGATTTGGTGGTCTTCTTTACCTGCATAGTTATAAGTTTCGATTTTGCTCTTTTGAGCAGAACCTTTAGTTTGGTTAAATCCAATTGCCATTTCTTTTTCTCCTGTTAATGTCTACTCGTATAAAAAATGAACCTTTCCATCTTCTATTCTAAGTAGTCTGTTTTTGGTTATAGTGTCCTCCGATATCGGCAAATACAAGAGGTCTAGTGTGGAGTCTTTTGTTTGCAAGTACATTGGATAGTTACGAAATGAAGCGACTCCTACATATTCCGCAACTTCTTTATCGCTAAATGCCCTGCCTTTTGTTAGTAAATCTTCTGGATTTAGCAGAAATGACTTACCACCGTAATTGTATCGATAAAATTTAAAAGATTTATCTTTGTAATTTTTAGGGGGTAACTTGTGAGTGATTATTCTAAGTATCGATATTACATCACCGACATTCCCTTTGCTCACTCGAAGTATCTTTTCCCAATCAAACAATATCATATATTATAACAAATTTTTAACCTGCTGTCAAGAACTATTTTTCGGCGGTTTGTAGTTCGGAATCTATAAGACATCAACCTTATACCCCTCTTTCACATAGTAACCTAACCTATTATTTGCTTGTCTTGAAGCAGTCTTTCCTTTTAAATGAATATCTACTATAACAGGTTGACGCTTGCCTTCCTGTTCTCGTATTACTCTACCAATTAATTGTGTTAGTAGTGGCTCGTTATTAATAGGAGTTGCTAAAACTAAACAACTCAATTGATTAAGTGAGATACCTTCTGAGAAGATACTCTGTGTTCCAAAAAGAACATTATGACTTTTACCTATTTGGTTCATAGTCGTTTCCCTTTCTGTAAAGTCCATTTCGCCAGTTATAAATGTGGCATTATCTCCTACTAATCTAGAGCAACTTTTTAGAAATGCTACTCTATCAGACACTACTAATACATTGTGACCTTGTGCTGCGTACTTAGACGCAATCAAACTCACACTATTTATATATTCAGAGTTCTGTGTTAGATGATTTATTCTTTCCGCCCAAGGCGTATACGAACCATCTAAGAATCGAATTTCTGATTTTATTACATGAATTGAAGGTATCATATAGTTTTCTTTAGGTGGTTTTAGTACATTATGACCAAAATAATCTCTAAAGACTACATGACGCCCATCTTTTCTTTGTAAAGTACCTGTCAAACCTATTTTATATCTTGCAGGCATTTCATCAATAATTCTAGTAAAAGTAGGACTACTGACATGATGCATTTCGTCTAAAATAACTGTTCCGAATTCTTTTTTTATATCATCAATTCTTCGGTATAAAGTCTGAATATTCCCGCAGACTATCGGAGATGAGGTGTCAAAACTCCCCGACCCGATTCTGCCTGCTTGTATTCCATAGGCTTTTTGTACTTCTTTTTCCCACTGATTTCTTAAGTTGGTTGTGTGGGTAACAACCAGTGTTTTCTGACCAAGTTTACCAGCAATTGCTAAACTTGTAAATGTCTTTCCCCAACTTACCCAAGCGTTAATTATACTACTGTCATATACTTCGTCATATACTGCTTTCTGGCTTGGTCGTAAATCAAACTTAAACTCAGGAAACTCTACTTCCAAGTCATTCCGTTTATCGATTACTTCGTAATTTGTTGGGATTAAATCTTCTCTTCCCATAGGTATAGAACATAAACCTTTTCTAATATGACGAATTGTTTTTATTACAATAGGTGGGTCTTGTGGCATACGGGGAGGTAATGTATAAGTCAGTTCGTTTTCTAAATTACGAAATAACTCTTCATTGCCGTCTAGATATATACGATTACTTAATACTGCTTTCACTTACACATCTCTTCTAAATATAGTAATTGTTCTTTCTGTTCTCTAGTTTGTACTTCTTTATTGTTATTATCCCACGGACTAGACCAGCCTATTTTCTGAGACCTTAATCTTACATGCTCAGGTATATAATCTTTCATGCCCTCTCGTAACAACCATTTCCATTCGCCTGGGTGGTAGTCAGGGTTATCTTTTAACTTATCCGTGCCTTTTATACTCATTATGTATTTTACAAATGATTGTGTTAGAAATACAGGTCTGCTTTCCATACCAAACATACCACAAGTTTGGTCTGTTGTAAGTATGTTTTGCTCTGATGTTGTAAGTAAATCATGGAATAAAGTATTATTTATTAAATCATCTCCAAAAGACTTTGTAGGAAACCACCTGCGATGCTTATACTTAACATAGTTCATAGTTTCTAAATTATACTCATCACTGAATCTTTTTTCATGATGTTTATATCCAGTTACTAATTCATCTGCACTATCTCCTGTTAGTATTACTTTACAACCATCTGCTGATGCTTGTTTACACATCTCATATCTAGGGGAAGTTCTGTTTTTATCTGCCCACAAGAAGTGTGTTTTTTCTATCCAATGCATATGATTCATATATCTCTTTGCAGGATATGTCATAACTTCATTTACATCATATCCAAACTCTAGACAAGTATGTTTTGCTTTACCAAACTCCCTTCTAAATCCTTCATGATCCCACTTTCTTCCTCTTTGTTCGTGGTACTTACAAGAATAAATATGTAAATCTAAGTCACTATCTTTTACAGCAGAAAATGCCATAGTGCTATCAAATCCGCCACTGAGAAACAGTCCAGTTTTCTGTATGTTCTTTGCAACTTTATTAATAGACTCTATTAGTTTATCTTTAAATTCAGGTAAATGTAAATCATGTGATTCTATTTTATAGTATTTCCATAAGTTTTCTGTTCGTATTGTGCCTTTTCTAGTATTTAAAGTTACTACTTCACCAGGTGCTACTTTATGGATATACTTCCATTGTGTCATTCTACCAAACCATTGTTTAGTTTTCATATGCATTTCCCAGTTTCTTCTATCACTTTCTTTTGTTAAGAAACTTCGTAAAGAAGTAGAAACTTCTATATCTTTACCTTTCTTGTAATACCATAAAGGTTTTGCACCAAAGTGGTCTCGAACTAGAGTAATATCTCCTGACTTTGGATTATAATGTATTATTGACCCATGCCAGTCACTCCATTCTAGTACTTTTCTACCATAGGTTTCATACATATTTGCTAACCACATAGTATCATTCTGTATGGTAGAATCGTACATTTCTCCATTAAATGCAATAATATTACCATTTGGTGTTTCTATAGGTTGAAACTGTTTCTTTCCGTTTATATCTAATAAACAGTGCCCAATAGCAAACTCTTTATTGCTCCAAAACCTACTACCATCAGGCCCGCGAAACTCTTGTTTGCTCAACATAAGTTCTACATTCTGTGTATTAGTTGTGCCTACGAATCCGCACATATGTAATGTCCATGAAAACTATAGTCACACTCTGTTTTTGGTAAACTTATAATTACTATTACAACTAATATAACTGTTATTATAACCCATTTCTTCATTCTACAACTGTCCACTTAGTGATAGTATCTTCTTGTATATCTTCCCATCTTTTGAACTCTACATCATAGCATAACAACTTATCGCCTGTCTGCCTTGCTACATGATTAGGTACATTCATATACTTGTCATTTAAAGTATACTCTCTGCTTTTCATATCACCACTATTTAGTGATTGAAACTCTATACATACTATGTGATTTTTAAGTTTTTCTCTTAATTTTTCAATATCCATTTTCTTTTCTTTATCCTCGATAAATCTTTGTTTGTTGGTTTTCTATTACAAGAACTACAAACTTTATACTTAGTTCTATTTCCCTCTGCTAAATCAATCTTCATCTGTTTTAGCACAGGATTATTATGCCAGATATCAAAAAAATTATCTTCTTTGATATTACCAAATATATTGGTATCACTCCAGTCATTCGAACAAAGTTGAATACTACCATCATGGTGTATCCAGCCTCGTGATATAGGCAATGCACACGGTAACGGTACTGTTTTTTGTTTTAGTCCCATAAATAATTCATTTCTATTTTGTATTTGAATAGGAGTAACTTCCCATTCATCAGGTTCAACGCTTTGATCCCAAAATCTTACATCTGCCCAAGGAAATGCTTCTTTTCTTCTAGCAGTTTCTTCTTTTGTAGAGTAAGTATTTAGTATCATAACATCAAACATCTCTAATAATTCTTTTTTCTTTTCCCACTTATACCCATTTGTTAAGATACGAGTTTTATACTTTCTATGTTTATGATGTAGTATCTTTATCATAGCAGAATGGTCAGGGTGAAGACTATTCTCACCTCTACCAGACCAACAAATAAAACCTGTATATCCCCAATCATTTACAGTATTTATGAAGTCTTTGAACATTTTCAAAGACATATATTCCTTAATATTAGGGTATCCATGACTTCTAGGACAATAGTTGCAACTTTCATTACAAATCCCACAAACATCTATGTTTATTACTAGTGGGTCTATATTTTTCTCCATGTGTCCTTCTTTTTAGTTTCGCTAAACTCCCATATTTTCCAAGGGAGTCCGCTCTTGTGTATCATTCCCACCCAGGTGAGTCCTTCTTTTGGAGGTCTTTTGGCTGCAAAGGGGTAAGGTATGTCTTTGAGCCAGATAAGTGCTGCCACGCCCTTTTTCTCAACTTTCTTAATCTTGTAGTACGTAAGCGCCACCGTCTCTTGCTTTTCATAATAGATTACTTCTCCAGTATTATCAATAAAAGATTTACCTCTATGCTTCATGAGACCAATCTCATCTTCAATCATATATCTTAGAGGATATATACTTTTCATTGGGGATTGTAGTCTACGAACACCAAGTGTTTCGCCTGACATATTCTTGTCATCTAATACTTGGTCTTCAATCCATAGAATACCATCTATTTCTTCTACATTATCTGTGTGGATTACGAAAAGCGGGAAATTAAATTTTTGCATACTTCTTCATACTCCATATCAAATACAGATATTTTAAATAATCTTCTCCATGTATCTGTATTTGTTACCCAATGTTCTTTACTGACATCTACAAGTGCTGCTTTGTACTTGTAAATACCACTATCAAATTCTATACTAGCATCGTTATTATCTAATACCCACATGAGGGCACATTTTGTACCCCAGTCTTTATGTCTGGGAACGACTGCATTTGGCTCTATATAAACAAATTTAGCACTTACTTTACCTTTTATGCCTATTTCACATACTAAATCTATTACTTCTCTATTCATAAATTTAGCAGTAGTCATACCCTCTATGACCTCTGTACCGTGATGTTTATACTGCACTGCATCTTTGTGCAAATTACTAGCAAATCCTAAGAATCTTTCGTAATTAAACGGAAAGATTTGTATATTACATAATTCACTCATAATCTTTTAACTTCTTTAGTTCTCTATCTACTGTCTTTTTTAAATCTTCTACATCTGGTAGCATACACCAGTCTTCTTCTTCGTATACAAATACCCAATTCTTTCTACCTGCGCT